ATCAGACGAAAGCACAGGTATGCCTAGCTTTGCTCATGGGCAAACAGGAGTATCTGGCGTAGGCCGTACTGCATCCGGCATATCAATGCTTATGGGTGCTGCACAGGGTGGTATTAAGACTGTAGTAAAGAACGTGGATGATTACCTACTACGTCCACTAGGCGAAGGTTTCTTTCGCTTTAATATGCAGTTTGACTTTGACCCTGAGATTAAAGGAGACCTAGAAGTTAAGGCACGTGGAACTGAAAGTCTCATGGCTAACGAAGTACGTAGCCAGCGTTTGATGCAGTTCTTGCAAGTAGCAAGCAGCCCAGCACTTGCACCTTTTGCTAAGTTCCAATATGTAATCCGTGAGATTGCATCATCACTGGACTTAGACCCCGACAAAGTAACCAACAATATGGATGAAGCTGCTCTGCAAGCAGAGATTATGAAAGGCTTCCAAGCACCTGCACAACCAGAACAAGGCATGGCTACTGGTAGTCCAATGGACCCAACTGGCGCAGGTGGTGGTAATATAGGCACAGGACAAGTACCTGTACCGGGTGAACAAGGATTTAGTGCAAATGGACAAGAAGCAAATACTCAGCAGCCTCAAGCCGTTGGTGGGCAACAACCACCAATGGGAGGCATTCAATAATTATTTGGATGATGCGATAGAGCAACATCACAAAGTAATGGAACAATCAACCGATACTATTGCATTACATAGACAGCAAGGTGCAATAGCAGTATTACGTAGACTAAAACAACTTAGGGATGAAATCAATGGCTCTGAATAAACAAATGGAAATGTTTGACGATGGTGGTCTTATGGATGAAGGTGGTACAGTAGACCCTGTATCTGGTAATGACGTGCCGCCCGGTTCTACACAAGAAGAAGTACGTGATGACATTCCGGCACAGCTAAGTGAAGGCGAGTTTGTATTTCCTGCTGATGTTGTACGCTTTATTGGTCTTAATAATCTTATGCAGATGCGACAGCAAGCTAAGATGGGATTAAAACAGATGGAAGAAATGGGTCAAATGGGCAATAGTGATGAAGCTACTATGCCAGATGATTTGCCATTTGATATTAATGACCTTGACATGGAAGATGAGTTAGAATATAATATAGGTGGTTTTGTTCCTGCGACTGCACAACAACAACAATATGGTATTAGTGGTATGCAACAAGCTGCAGCACCAACAACAGGTGTAGCAGCTATACCGCAACAAGCTGCATCACAACAATATGTACAACCAGTGCAAGCTGTAGTACCTACTACTCCTGTGTACACACCTGCAGAAATTCCTACTTTTAAAGGCTTTGTAGGGGATAATGTTCCGGGCGTAGACTTTGAATATGTAGAATATAAAAATGAAGCAGGTAATGTTATTCAACTACGTAAAAGTAAAACAACAGGTGACTTACTAGACCCTGTACCAGAAGGCTATACGTTTGTAGACCCTGAAGCTACTAAGGTAGAAGAAGCAACTGTAGCACCTACAACACCGCAGACTACTACTGTACGTGAAGATGGAGGTGATGCTGACCACGCTAAATCAGAAGAAGAAAAGTATGGTCCGGGCGGTGGTAGACTAGGCATTCCGGGTACGGATATAATTTATGGAGTATCTTTTGAAAATATGGGTACGTTACCGGGTGTATTTGGGGGTGTACAAGGTGCATTAGGTTTAGCTACAGGTAAACCCCTGTCATCTGATGCATTAGTTAACTTTAAATTAGATGATGATGTATTTACTTTAACGGGTGATGAGTACAACAAAGTTAAAACTGCATTTGACAATGATGCACTTTCAAGAAAAGAAAAACAAGATATTTTTGAAGCTGCTAGGTATGAAGGTAAAGTGCGACAAGCAGAAAAAGCTATAGAAGAAGCAAAGAAAGCAGAAAAAAGAGTTAAAACTTCTGATGTATTTAAAGATTCAGGATTCCAAGAAACAGGTGGTGATGAATCGGTAGACACATCATCAAAGGGAGCAGCTTTAGAAGCAAGTCTGAGAGGCTCCCCAACTCCGGGTGGTACAGGTAGAGGACGACAAGACTATTCTGGTGGTTATTCGCAAGATGATACAGCAGGAAATGAAACACCTCAAGATAGTGGTTTTAGTATGGGTTCTGATTTTAGTGCATCTGAAAGAGATGAATTGGGTCCGGGTGGTTATAACCAAGGTGGCCTAGCTTCTAAACCTAAACCAAAGAAAACTAAGAAGATGAAGAAGGGTGGACTAGCTTCTAAAAAATAATCCACAATTCGTTGGCTACTCATCCCCCACGCCCGACAGTGTGGCTACGGTGGCCCCAACAAGGAGAATACAATGAACGATACAATCATGGCAGAAGAGATGCAGTCAACACCAAAGGCAGCATTTGTGAATAAACCTTACACGCAAGAAGAACGAGTAAAGCGTGATGAGGAAGAATTAGAAGAATTGATGAAGGCACGTGAAGGTGAAGCAGAAGAAGTAGAGGAAGCAGAAGCTGAACCTACTAGCGCAGAAGAAAAAACATTTAAGAAGCGTTATTCTGACCTACGCCGACATCAACAGAAACAAGCAGAAGAATTTAAAACTGAACTAGCTGCGCTTAAAAGTCAACTGGAAAGTGCTGCTAAAAAGGAAATGAAGTTGCCTAAGTCTGATGAAGACATTGAAAAATGGGCAAAAGAATATCCTGATGTAGCAGCTATCGTTGAAACAATTGCAACAAAAAAAGCACGCGAACAATCAACTGCTCTTGAAGAGCGTTTGAAAGCAATTGACGAGTTACAAAATTCAGCTACAAAAGAAAAAGCAGAAGCAGCACTAATGCAGATGCATCCAGACTTTGATGACATTCGTGATAGCGATGACTTTCACCAATGGGCAGAAGAACAACCTAAGTGGGTACAGGACGCACTGTACGAGAATGATAATGACGCACGTTCAGCAGCAAGAGCAATTGACCTCTACAAAGCAGATAGAGGTATTGGCAAAGAAACTAAGAGCAAGAGCAATAAGGGTGCAGCAGAGGCAGTTTCGGCGAAAAATAAACGAAGCAAGCCGCAGACTAATGAAGCGTCTACGTACCTTAAAGAATCAGACGTAGATAAAATGTCAGCACATGAATACGAAAAGCGTTCAGATGAAATCATGGATGCAATCCGTAGTGGCAAATTTATCTACGATTTATCTGGCTCTGCACGATAAAAAGAGTTGACAAGTAGTTATTTATAAGTATAACTATAGTCATGTATGATGTAAACAGGTTAGCTACTTGTTTACATTGTCAATCCGCAAACGACAAAAATCTTCAAGATTACCTGAATAACATGGCCTATTGAGTACATTAGTTGCAACTCTTGTACAAAATACACCCTACGTTAGACAGCCTCTGCCAAGAATTGTATTGTTTGCATCTGTACAATCCAAAACAATAGGAGATGGATTATGGCTTTCCCAAGCGCACCGGGTTATAACAACTTGCCGAATGGCAATTTTAGCCCCGTAATTTACTCCAAACAGGTGCAGCTTGCATTCCGCAAGGCCGCTGTTTGTGACGCAATTACGAATAACGACTACTTTGGTGAAATCGCAAACTTTGGTGATTCAGTTAAAATCATTAAAGAACCCGAAATCACTGTTAAGGCATACGAACGTGGTACTACAATCACGCCGCAAGACCTTGACGATGAAGACTTCACACTGACCGTTGACAAAGCAAACTACTTTGCATTCAAAGTTGACGACATTGAAGAAGCACATTCGCACGTAAACTTTGAGTCTCTCTCAAGCAACCGTGCAGCATACCGCCTAGCCGACCAGTTTGACCAAGATGTTCTTGGCTACCTGTCAGGCTTTAAGCAGTCTGCAATCAGTGGTACACCTGACACTGTTAACAACGTAGTTAACGGTACTAAGTCAGTTACAACTGCTGGTTCTGACGAACTGCTGGCAAGCATGAAGCTGAATGCATCCGACTTCAACGCAGGTAATGCTGCTAACTGTGTCGGTCTGAAGCCTCGCGCATCAGAAGCTGTTCCTACAACTGCTGGTGTAGCTAACCCACTTACCGTGATTGCACGTATGGCACGTCAACTTGACCTGCAAAACGTAGACTCTCAGGGACGTTGGTTGGTTGTTGACCCAGTGTTTGTTGAACTGCTGAAAGACGAAGACTCACGTCTGTTTGATTCAGACTTTGGTGGTTCTGGTCTGCAGAATGGTTTGATTCTGAATAACCTGCATGGCTTTAAAGTCCATGTTTCTAACAACCTACCTAAAGTTGGTACTGGTCCTTCTACTACTGGTGGAACCAATGCTAATAACTTTGGTGTGATTGTTGGTGGTCATTCATCAGCCGTTGCTACTGCTGACCAAATCAACAAGACTGAGACTTACCGCGACCCGGACAGCTTCGCTGATATTGTCCGTGGTATGCATCTGTATGGCCGCAAGATTCTTCGTCCTGAAGCACTTGTTAACGCCAAATACTGCTTGGTTTAAGGAGAATAGATTATGGCACTAGGTGATAACACTCTCCAAGCCGCACGTGGCAACTCGCAGCGTGGGCGTAATCCATACATGGTTCAGACCACATTTGACTTTGCAACAGCACTGTCTGACAAAGGTGGCGCACTTGCCGCTGGCGATGTCATTCCAGTAATTGCTGTTAAAAAAGGCATGATGGTGATGAATGCAGGTATTGAAGTTGATACTGCCTCTGACGGTTCTACTCTTACTGTAGACCTTGGCATGATTGCAGCTGAAGATTTCGTTGATGGTTTTGACGGAACTTCTGCAGCAGGTGTTGTAGCACAGAACCCAGCAGCCTATTCTCCACGGATGGCTGTTGCTGATGACAACATCGACCTCAAACTTGTTACCCTGTCAGGTGGCGCAGTTACTACGGGTAAACTCCGTATCTGGGCTGTCATCATGGATTGCAATGACGAAGGCGATTTGACTGCTCAAGAAGTAGCACGTGACTTTGCTTAAATAACATAGTATTGGGGCAGGGCAACTTGCCCCTTTACCTTTATTTTATTATAAGGATGCACAATGGCATACACTTACCTAGACATTACTAATGAAGTCATTGCACGTATGAATGAAGTTGCGCTTACGTCAGCTAACTTTGGTTCTGCCCGTGGCTTTCAGGTACAGTGTAAGAATGCAGTCAATGATGCTATCAACTATGTCAACCAGCGAGAGTTTGGTTGGCCTTTTACACATTCAACACAGACACAAACATTAGTAGCTGGGCAAACACGCTACACTATTCCTGCTGATGCACAGTCCGTAGACTACGATACATTTAGAATTAGCAAAGACGATACTCTAGGTGTGTCAGGAATTACTTTACGTATTATAGATTACAAAGAATATACACAAAAATATATTGACCAAGAAACTACATCAGATGTAGGCGCAGTTCCTATCTATGTATTTCGCACACCAGATAATAACTATGGCATGTATCCATACCCAGATAAAGCCTATGAACTAAAATATGAATACTTCCAAAAACCTACAGCTTTGTCAGCGCATGGTGATGTACCTACCATACCAGAGCAGTTCAGACAAGTGATTGTAGATGGTGCTACTGCATACGCATATCAGTATCGTGGTGAAGCACAACAGTATGGAATTAACTTTGCACGTTTTGAGGACGGTATTAAACAAATGCAAACTATTCTTCTCAATCGTGCTGACTACGTTAGGTCTACATATATTCCCTACTCACAAAGGTATGGTGCTGGCGCGGGTGGATTTTAGAGGTTTTAAATGGCAGATGAATCTGGCCTTAATCCCTTTGTGTTTGCATGTCAAGGTGGTCTAGTTCTCGACCAATCAACCTTTGCAATGCAGCCGGGGATGGCACTTGAACTAGAAAACTTTGAACCTGCCACTACTGGTGGGTACAGACGTATCTCAGGTTATAACAAGTGGAACTCTAACATTGTTCCGCAAGACCAATCTGCCAGTGAGTCTGTACTTATGTCGGCATACTTTAAGGGTAGTATCCTAGCCGCACGTGGACGTAAGATACATAAGGCTGCAACAGGTAGCGGTTCTTGGACTGAGATAGACTCAGGTAGAACAAGTGCAGGACGCTATACATTCTTTAGATACAATCTAGCTGGCACAGATTTTATTGTATGGGCTGATGGTGCTAATCGTGCATCTAAATATGACAATACTACTGTAACAGATATTAACGCTACTGGCGCACCTACAGACCCTAAGTTTGTAACCGGATTCAAGAACGCACTATTCTTTGCTGGTATGTCTTCTACTCCACAAGAGTTAGTATTTACTGCACCATACACCGATACGGATTTTAATACGGCTAACGGTGCTGGTTCTATAAAAGTAGATAGTGATATTACAGGATTGTTTCCGTTTCGTGATGCACTGTATATCTTCTGTGAAGAACGTATATTTAAGCTGGTAGGTAACACTGTAGCTGACTTTGTACTGCAACCTGTAACAAGAGAGATTGGTTGCCTCAACGGATTTACCATCCAAGAATTTGCAGGTGATATTATTTTCTTAGGTCCAGATGGACTGCGTACTGTTGCTGGTACAGAGAGAATTGGTGACGTAGAACTTGGTACAATCAGTCGCGCAGTGCAAGAACGCTTTGAAGGACTGTCTGACGTAGATGAGTTTGACAGTGTAATTATCCCAGATAAGACACAGTATCGCATCTTCTTTAGTAACAATGCTACGCCGCGTTCTACCACTACTGGTGTTATCTGTGTACGTAAAGGTGATAGCTACGAGTTTGCAGATATTAAAGGTATCAGGCCAAGTAGCACAGACAATATTGTAGTAGCAGGTGACACTATTGTAGTACACGGAGACTTTGATGGTTACGTGTATCGGCAAGAACAAGGCGATGACTTTGACGGTAACGTAGTAACAGGCAAGTATCGTTCTCCTGATTTGACTATGGGCGATGCAGGACTACGTAAGACCTTTGAACGTGTTATCATTAACTATGCACCAGAAGCGGCAGTTAACGCTGACTTGTTTGTACGATACGACTATGAGTCACCAAATGTGGCAAGACCAGCAGCGTACCCATTTGATACAGCTACATCGGTAGCTATCTATGGTACATCTACATACGGCGTTGCAACATACGGTGGACAATCTAACCCATTGGTAAGACAACCGATTGAAGGCAGTGGATTTGCTGTAGCACTGCGGGTTAACGATAGAGGCACATCAGCACCATATTCACTTAAAGGATTTCAGCTAGAGTTCCAAGCTGATGCAAGGAGATAATTAATGGCAGGTTATACTAGACAATCCAGTTATGCTGACGGTGACATTATTAATGCAGCCGACAGTAATGACGAGTACAACCAATTACTAGCAGCATTTGTAAATACAACAGGTCACAAGCATGATGGCACAGCCGCAGAAGGTCCAGTCATAGGATTGATTGGTGACCCCGGCGTTGTTACTCCAAAGAACAAAGTCGTAGTAGACGATGCTAATAATCAAGTAGAAGTATCTATTGACGTAGGCGGTACAAGCACTGAACAGCTTGTTATTAAGGACGGTGTAATTGAACCTACTACAGACAATGACATTGACTTGGGTGCATCAGGTAAAGAATTTAAAGACCTATATCTTGACGGTACAGCAAACATTGACGCACTTGTAGCTGACACTGCTGACATTAACGGTGGTACGGTAGACGGTGCAGTAATAGGTGGCGCATCTGCTGCTGCTATTACAGGTACAACAGTTGTTGCTAATACTAGCATTAACATTGCAGGTGACGGTGCTACCGTTACAGGTATCAAAGACGAAGATGATATGTCATCTAACAGTGCGACTAAACTCGCTACTCAGCAATCAATTAAGGCTTATGTAGATGCCCAAGTTACCGCGCAAGACCTCGACTTCCAAGCAGACTCAGGTGGAACATTATCTATCGACCTTGACAGCGAGACTTTTACGCTTACAGGTGGCACAGGTATTGATACTGCTGGTTCTGGCAATGCTGTTACTTTTGCTATTGATAGCACCGTAGCAACTCTTACAGGGTCACAGACGCTTACTAACAAGACTATTGATGTAGACAATAACACTGTATCTAACATCGAAGTAGACAACCTCAAGTCAGGCGTACTTGATACTGACCTGTCTAGCGTAGCTGGTACAGATACTACACTGGCATCCGCTAAAGCTATTAAGACTTACGTAGACGCACAGGTAACTGCACAGGACTTAGACTTCTCAGGTGACAGTGGTGGCGCACAGAACGTAGACTTAGATAGTCAGTCACTGACATTCACTGGTGGTACAGGTATTGATACTACAGGTTCATCACAGACAATGACTGTAGCTATTGACAGCACTGTAGCTACACTAACAGGGTCACAAACTTTAACAAATAAAACCTTGACAAGTCCTGTGCTGAATAGTACAATAAGTGGAACTTCAATTAAAGATGAAGACGATATGTCTTCTAACAGTGCCAGCCACTTAGCAACACAGCAATCAATCAAAGCATACGTAGATACACAAGTAGCTACAATACCTACAGGCGATATTACTTCTGTAGTAGCTGGTTCAGGTATGACAGGTGGTGGTACATCAGGTGATGTTACTCTTAATGTTATCGGTGGTACAGGTATTACTGCTAATGCTGATGAAATTACTATTGACGCTACAGTAGCCACACTGTCTGGTACACAGACACTTACAAACAAAAGTATTGATGCATCACAGCTTACTGGTACAGTAGCTAATGCAAGACTAGATGCAGAGTTACAAGCCCTAGCAGGTTTAACATCTGCAGCAAATAAAGGTATTGAGTTTACAGGTTCAGGAACTGCAGGAACTTATGACTTAACTGCCGCAGGTAAAGCCTTGTTGGATGATGCCGATGCAGCAGCACAACGTAGTACATTAGGTCTAGGCTCTGCTGCAGTATTGACAGCAGGTACATCAGCAAGTAATGCAGTACAGCTAGATGGTTCTGCAAGACTACCAGCAGTAGATGGTTCGCAGTTGACTAATCTACCAGCAACAGGTGCAACTGCTGGCTTTGCAGTAGCTATGGCAATTGCACTTTAGCACTTGACAAACAAGTAAAAGTATGGTATAATTATACTTATCTTAATTAGGAGATGAAATGGCACAGGATTTTGAAAGAAACATTGCAAGGAATGTTGGTACAGGCGCAGTAACAATGCGTACAGCTAACTCCGATGATGCACTGATTGGTATCAATATTGCTAATGTTACAACAACACAGATTCTAATGGATGTGTTTATTAATGATGGGTCTAACGATTACTACATCATTAAAGATGCACCTATCCCTGTAGGTTCAGCCTTGCAGGTACTAGATGGTGGTGCAAAGGTTGTAATGCAAAACAATGACGTACTCAAGGTACAGAGTGATACTGCATCAAGTGCAGATGTTTGGGTTTCCGTAGTCGATACTATTAGTTCATAAGGAATAAAGTATGCCGTATATTGGTCAAAAAGTTCCGGGTAGCTATCAAGCCACTAAAGCAGTACAACGCTTTAATGGTGACGGTAGTGATACCACATTTACACTGACTACTACAGTATCTTCTGTGCAAGATGTGCTGGTGTCAGTTGATGGTGTTGTACAAGACACTGCCGCCTACACTATTCCTGATGGCACTACACTAACATTTACTGCCGCCCCTTCCTCTGGTACTGGTAATATCTTTGTGAATTACCTTGCCCCACAAGCGGGTACGATTACACCAGCCGCTGAGAACAAAGGCAACTTCAAAGCTGGTGGTCTGTTCCGTACCAATGCACAAACCCTTACAGCAAATACAACCATCCTTGCTACAGAAAACGCCAATGTAACTGGTCCGTTTACTGTGGCTAGTGGTGTTACATTAACCGTTGAAAGCGGTGGGACATTGGTGACGCTATGAGTACATTAAAAGCAGATACCATTCAGAGTACAGGCGGTGGTGCGGCTACGCTGACTAAGCAGAGTGCGCCAAAACATTGGATTAGGCATAGTAACGGCGCATCCATAACCAACAGTTTTAACAACACAAGTTTAACTGATTCTGGGACAGGAACATATATTGCTGTTGTTACAAGCGCATTTTCTGATGCTAATTATTGTGTTGTTATTAATGCTGGCGGTACAGATACGGCTGGTGGAAATGCTACATTTGAAAGTACAGAAACACTTACCAGCAATAATGTCGGTCATAATGTTAGAGATGGAACAACGTCCACCAACGCTGGTCGGCAGGATGCAACGCAAACCTGTGTTTCTTGTTTAGGAGACCTAGCATGAGTGAAGTAAAGACAAATAAAATCAGCAGTCTTGCTAGCAACAACGACATTACGATTGACCCTGATGGCACTGGTAACACCATTGTTGCCTCAGGCAAATTAGCTGTAGGCACTACGACACCATCAAGTTACAACGGTGGTGCAGATGATTTAGTTCTAGCCACCACAGGTTCAACTGGTATTACTATTGCCTCTGGAACAAGCAACAATGGTTCTTTGTTCTTTGCTGATGGTACTTCTGGTGCGTCCCAGTATAGCGGTTATATTCAGTATGACCAAAACAATAATGCTATGAGTTTTGGAACTAACTCTGCTGAACGGATGCGTATTGATTCGGCAGGTGCCATACGTTTAGCAAACACAAGTATGAATATTGACAACTCTGGAAATACGGCAACTGGATTAAGTGTTGCTAGTACAGGAGTAACACATATTGCAACAAGTGGAAATAACACTAGCTTGATTATCCAGCGTGTAAGTGATACTGGAACTGACTATGCAGTATTTTTTATGTACGGTTCAGCGGGTGTAGGTAGTATTACAGTTAATGGTTCTTCCACAGCCTACAACACATCATCCGACTACCGACTCAAAGAAAATGTCACATACGATTGGGATGCTACAACCCGCCTAAAGCAACTCAAGCCAGCACGTTTTAACTTCATTGCTGATGCAGATACCACAGTCGATGGCTTCTTAGCGCATGAGGCGCAAGCAGTCGTACCAGAAGCGATTACAGGCACTAAGGATGCAGTAGATGCTGATGGTAATCCTGTAATGCAGGGAATAGACCAGTCTAAAATCGTCCCATTGCTTGTGAAGACCATCCTTGAATTAGAAGCGCGTATTACGGCGTTGGAGACTGAATAATGGCACTAGGTAAAATCAAAGCAGATACCCTAGAACACAGCACCGCAGGGTCACTTGATACGCAGTACGTTGTGAATGGTAGTGCGAAGGCTTGGATTAACTTCAATGGCACAGGAACTATAGCTACTAGAGAATCCTTAAATATAAGTAGTATTACGGATGTTACTACTGGAACATATAATGTGACTAAGACTAATAGTTTTTCAAATGCAAATTATATTACAAATGTTTCAACAGGGGGCGGGTCTTTTGTAACGCCGTGTGTAGGGCATCAAAATGGTTCCTTTACCATATATACTGCTTCTGTAACACAAACAGAAAATAGAAATCAAAATGCGGGAGACTTATTCGATGCAACTTTGATGCTTTTATCTTATACCGGAGACCTAGCATAATGCAGACACCTGAATTTCAAGGCACACATCTATTTGACCGCCTATGTTGGGCAAAGGAAAACCTAGAAGGTCATCAGTCTGACTATCGTGTAGTTTATGAGGACAGCGTAGATGAGTGTGCAAAGATACTGGTTCCTGACCCTAACTGGATGGCGTGTGCGCTACAGGGCGGTATCCTGCCTCCTGTCGAAGTGTATTGGGAACTAGCAAAAGATGAAGCACAACCAGACTTCAAGAAGCATACTCGTGGCTACCTGTTACATGACACCAAGCCTATTGATGCTATGACCGAAGAACAGGCTATTGAATACCTGATTATGAAAGACTGCCCACAGCATGTGTGGCAAAATTGGAATCAAGGCAACAAACCAAAGATGGTTATCTGCCGTAAAGAACAGCTTCCCGGCTCACGTGAGTGGCGCAATGCTTGGAAGATTACTGAAGAACTTAGCGTCACCGATTTAGCAGCCTAAGAGGAGAAACCTAATGGCACAAACATACATCGTAGACAAGGACGGGAATCAGATTGATGCTTCAACTGCAACTGTCCCTGCAGACCGTCACTTCCGTGGTGCATGGTCATTGAGTGGCACAGTCATAACAGAAGATATGGCAGCAGCCAAAACAATCTTTCAAGATAAAATCCGTGAAGTACGTGGTCCACTGCTAGAGGCAGAAGACGTAGTGTACATGAAGGCACTTGAAGCTGATGACGCAGACGCAAAGGCAGCATCGGTAGCTAAGAAAGCAGCACTGCGTGATGCACCTGCGGCATCTGCAATCACTAACGCTGCTGACATTGCAGCACTCAAGGCAGCTTGGGATACAGACGTACTTGGCGATAGCCCATACGCATAAGGGAGATAGACTGTGGCGTTAACTAAAGTAAACAGAGGTGGGTTAAATACAGGCATTTCTGATTCTAGTGATGCTACAGCTATTACTATTGACTCATCAGAAAACGTATCTTTCACTGGTATTTTAACTACTGGTGCGGGTTCAGTAGGCATGGGACCAGCTTTTTTTGTACATCCTTCAAGTGGGCAGTCAGTATCACAAGCAACTTTTACAAAGGTAGCACTAGGCACGGAAGTTTT